TCAGGCGTTCCTCTCCCTGAAACGGTCATGACAAAGCCGCCAAGTCCCTTTGAGAAGCCATGAGTAGCCCTAAGAAGCCTAAGCAGACCGCCGGTGATGTCCCGACACGAGGGGCAAAGAAAAAACCGCTCATAGGGGCTGTAAAGCCTCGTATTCACACACCTTTTCTAAAAGGGGACTCTCGCTTGCCTGAAGTTTTGAAATTTTTGGAAACTATCAACATAAAACTTTTACCCTGGCAAGAATTTGTGCTCGAGGACATGTTGAAGGTGGACAAGGATTTAAAATTCAAGAGACGTAGTTTGTTGGCGATTACCCCACGCCAAAACGGGAAGACTGAACTAGCTAAAGTCATGATCCTGGCTCATATGTTTGTTTTTGACTCAAAAAACATAATCGGACTATCTTCTAACCGATCTATGGCATTTGATGTGTTTAGAGCTGTGGCAAACACTATTGAGGAAAATGACGTGTTGCTTTACAAGACCAAGGCAATTAGATACACAAACGGACAAGAATCAATTACATTAAAAGATAACACTCGTTATGAGATTGTTGCAGCCACTAGGGATGGCAGTCGCGGCAAGCACGCTGATTTATTATTCATCGATGAGTTACGCGAAATCTCAGTTGAGGGCTTTCAAGCAGCTGTGCCAACTACACGTGCAAGACCAAATGCACAAAGCCTTTATTGCTCGAACGCTGGAGATGCTTTTAGTACAGTGCTTAATGATTTACGAACAAAGGCAATGGAGTATCCAAGCCCTACATTTGGATTTTATGAATACAGCGCACCGGTCTCGATTAGGCAAAATCTTCAGGATCGCAAGCTGTGGGCAATAAGTAACCCCGCCCTTGGACATACGATCACAGAGGAAGCCATTGAGGAATCAATTGCAACAAACTCTATTGAAGCAACGCTTACCGAGACATTTTCAGTTTGGATTGATTCGCAAGTATCGCCCTGGACATTTGGCTCGATTGAAGCTTGTAGCAAAAACGATCTGATATTGCCAGTAGGTGCTAACACGGTCTTCGCATTTGATGTTAGTCCATCAAAAAGAACTGGATCACTCGTTGCCGCCCAAATCGTTGATGGCAAGATTGGTGTAGGCATTATGGAGACATTTAGCTCAGATATTGCTATTGACGAGCTAAAAATGACCCAGGCAATACATGACTGGTGCTTAAAATACAGACCGTCTCAAATTGCGTATGACAGATATGCCACTGCGTCAATTGCGCAAAAATTAGAGCAACAGGGTCACAGGCTAATTGATATAAGCGGTCAGAATTTCTACCAGGCTTGTGGAGAGCTTGCAGACTCTTTGACTAACTTTAGACTTTTGCATTCAGGGCAACCTGAGTGGGTAAGCAGTATGAACAACTGCGCAGCCAAATACAATGACTCAGGATTTCGTGTAATTCGTAGAAAATCCGCTGGAGACGTTACAGCTGCCATTGCAACAGCAATGTGCGTTAACATGTTATCAAAACCAATATCAGTACCAATGATCTACGTGTGACGCAGTTAACTGATATAATACTCCTATGGGATTTTTCCGCGATTTGATAGGCATAACACCAAAAACTAATATAAAGGCTGAATTAGCCCCTTCGGTTATGGGCGATACTTTTAATTATTTTCAACCATTTCAACCATTAAGTTTCGATAGAGCTGAAGCCATCACCATCCCTTCTGTGCAACAGGCACGCAATATTATTTGCGGAATTATTAGCGGCATGGAACTTTCCACTTACTCAAAAGCAACTGGCGAGGAAATACCTAATTTACCCTGGGTTAATCAATTAACTAAAAACGCGCCAAACAATGTAACTCTTTCTTGGGTTGTTGATTCGTTAATTTGGTATTCGGTAGCATATCTTCAAGTAAAAGAAGTTTATCAAGACGACAATCGCCCTGCACGATTTGAATATGTTGTTAACTCAAGAGTTACGGTTGAGTTAAATAATAACAACACGCTAGTCAAAACCTATCATGTTGACGGAAAACCTGTTCCAATGGAAGGTATTGATAGTTTAGTTACAATTCAAATTGGTAAAGATTCTCTTTTAACTTCAGGTGCAAGAATACTTAGATCAGCTGCCGATTTAGAAAAAGCTGTTGCCGTTGCTTCAAGCACACCGCAACCAGCGGGAATCTTGAAAAATAATGGCAGCGATATGGGTGAAAAAGAAGTTGCAGGTTTATTAGCTGCTTGGCGTCGTGCTAGAGAAACACGATCAACTGCTTACTTAACTGCAAGCCTTGAATACCAACCAACTGCCTTTTCTCCTAAAGATATGATGTATGTGGACGCGCTTCAGAATAGTGCGGCTCAAGTGGCAAGACTATTTAATATAGACGCGTTTTATTTAAATGCTGACATGAATAACAGTATGGTTTATCAAAATATCCTTGACAACCGTCGCCAGCTCGTAAGTTTTACACTTGCGCCTTATATTCAGGCGATTGAAAGACGTTTTTCTTTAGACGATCTTACGCCTTCAACACAACATATTCGTTTTGATATTGATTCAGGATTTTTGCGTACCGACCCACTTGAAAGACTTGCAGTTGTTGAAAAGATGTTGCAACTGGAATTAATAACAGTAGAACAAGCTAGAGCAATGGAAGACTTAAGCCCTAATGGAGATGAGTAATATGGAAATAATTAATTTTAGTGCAGAACTAACTTCAAGCGATACAGAGCGTCGCATTATTGGCGGTCAAATTGTACCGTTTGAAAAAATTGGCTCAACAAATGTTGGCAAAGTTGTATTTGAAAAAGGTTCTATTCAAATTGACCCTTCAAAGCGTCAAAAATTACTTTTAGAGCATGACCCTAAAGCACCTCTAGGTTATCTTAAGAAAGATACTGTTCAAATCACAGATGAGGGCATTTATGCAGAGTTCAAGTTGTCAAACACACAAAGAGGCAATGACGCATTAATTGAAGCTTCAGATGAGTGGCAATTGCGTAACGGACTATCAGTTGGTGTGGAAGTTATTAAAGGAAAAAACAAAGACGGCGTTTATTATGTATCCGCCGCTAATTTATATGAAGTTTCTTTAGTACAGGCTGCGGCTTTCGGAAACGAAAACGCGGGAGTATCTAAAGTTGCTGCGTCTGAAAATACAGAAGCAGTTTCAACCGAAACCAAAACAGAAATAGAGGAAATTGTGGATAACACAACAACCGATACACCTGTTGCGACCGAGGTAGTAGAAACCCCAGCGGTTGAAGCTTCTCGCCCAACAGTAACCGCCGCGGTGTACACAACACCACGCGTTGCACCAATGACTTCAGCTCAATATCTTGAGAACACAATCAAAGCAGCAATGGGTGATGATTCATCTCGTCAATTAATCCTTGCAGCTGATTCAAGCACTACAACAAATACTGGTTTAACATTACCTTTGCACATGCAAGAATTTGTTACTTCAACAATTTCAGATCGTCCAGCAATTGACGCAATCAGTCGCGGAAGCGTCCCAGTAAGCGGACTTAGTTTTACAGTTCCTAAATTAACTGTTGCCCCTGAGGTAAACGAAGTTAATGAAGGCGCAGCAATGACAAATGTTGAAATGGAATCAGGTTATCTAACTGCTTCAATCGTCAAACTAGCTGCAAAAAATGAAGTAACATGGGAGTTGATTGATAGATCAAGTCCGGAATTTTATTCAGAGCTTGTACGTGAGTTAAATAATGCTTACGCTAAGAAGTCTGACAAGTTAGTTCTGCAAACAATTGTTGCAGACGGAACAGTTGCAACAGCAACAACAGCAGATGCAGACGGACTGCAAGCATTTCTTGCAAACGAAGCAGCCGCAGCAAAGAAGTCAACAGGTAAGTTTGCACGTAACCTTATTGCGTCAACTGACGTATGGGCTGCAATCATGGGCATGCAAGATTCAACAAAGCGTGCGCTTTATACAGCTTCAAATCCTCAAAACAATTCAGGTAACGTTTCAGGTCAATCAATCACTGGAACTGTACTTGGCAGCAACCTATATGTTGATGAAAATGTTTTGGCTTCAGGGTTCATCGATGATTCATGCTTCTTGGTAGTACCTGAGGCAATTACATTTTACGAATCACCTGTTACAAAATTGCAGGTTCAACTTGCTGATAATGGCAAGATTTCAATTCAGATTTACGGTTATGCAAGCGTGCTAACAAAGCAAGCTGGCGGAATCCGCAAGTTTAACAAGTCTTAATTTAGACTGTTATTAAATGTGAGGGGGCTTTGGAAGCCTTAGCCCCCTTACTCTAAGAAGGGAATCATGGCAGCCACATTTTGCACCGAAGCAGAGCTTAGAGCAAACCTGAGTTTGGGCAGCTTGTATTCTTCGGCTGCTGTCGAAGAAGTTTGTCAGGCTGGACAAAACATAATTACAGATTACCTTTGGAAAAATCAGGCTTTCAATTCTGCTCATTCACACGTTGTTGGTAAAGGCACATTGTATTTTGATACAGCGCATGAATTTTTTGTTGGTCAAGTAGTAACGGTAAGTGGTAACGGCGCAGCTTTTAATGGTTCTAAAACGATCACAGAGGTAGATACATATTCAATAACTTTTGTAACTTCACATTCCACAGTTGAGCCAATTCATCCAACCAGTCCTTACGGTACTGTTGCTGCAACTGATTATGTTGCATACGGTAGCGTGCCCGAAGTTAAGCTTGCGACCTTGATGGTATGTACTGAAATTTGGCAAGCAAAACAAGCTGCTAACGGCGGCGCATTAGATCCTAATTTTCAACCGTCGCCATTTAAAATGGGTTCGACATTACTGGCAAAAGTCAGAGGCTTACTTGCGAACCACTTAGCCCCCAATGGATTAATAGGCTAATGACAGTTGCCGTTACAACTCTCAGAGCTTCCATTGCGTCTGCGCTAAGCAACGCAGGGGTGTGGGATACGTTCAGCTACGTCCCTGCCACACCTACTGCCAACAGTGTTGTTCTACGCTATAACGAGCCTATGCTAGAGCCTAGTAACAATCAATATAATGTTGGTGCAAAAGCAAACTTTATTATCACTTGCATAGTGCCAATGTTAGACAATCAAGCGTCTTTGATAGCATTGGAAAACATGGTCTGCGCTGTGTTTTTAAAACTTAGTGCTTCAACCATTAAGTTCAATGTTGAAAGCGTTTCCGCACCTTCAGTATTGCAGGAAGCCCAGGAAATGATGGTCTCCACAATAAACATAAGCACCTTAACAACTTGGAGTTAAAATGACACTAACAGACGAAGACATTGCCTTTCTTAAAAAGATCGGACAAGAAGTACCGCAAGACAAGCCAAAACCAACAATCGCCAAGAAAGACGAGGAATAATTCATGGCAACTTTCCTAAATAACAAAGTCGGATTTAAGGTCGCAACTGTCGATCTATCCGCATATGTACAATCATTTGTGCTAAACCGTGTTGTAGATCAAATTGAAGTTACAGCCATGGGTGATACAAGTCACAAATTTGCAACTGGATTGGCTGCGGACACAATCACCGTAACATTCCTAAACAACGACGCTGCTTCAGGCGCAGGTTCAGTTCGTGCAACACTACAAGCTGCTTTTGGATCAACTGTTGCTTTTTCAGCAATTCAGGATACTTCAGGTGCGGTTTCGGCAACAAATCCTATTTATACAGGTACAATTCTTGTTGACAACCTAACCGACATTAACGCCCCATCTCCAGCTGATATAGCAACCTTCGACATTACATTTACATGTAATAGCAAGACTGCCCCAGCTACAACCGGAACATGGGCATAACAAAGGACTAAAATGATTAAACTTAAAATAACCAAGGCTTCAGGTGAAGTTAACGAATACGAAATTACACCTGCTATTGAGTTTGCATTTGAACGTGAAATGAAATGTGGTTTTCATAAATATTTCCGAGAAGAAGAAAAACAAACTGGGGTCTATTGGTTGGCTTTTGAAGCTGAAAGGCGCAACGGAGTAACTGTTGTGCCTTTTGGTGATAAGTACCTGGAGACACTTGCTAAAGTTGAAATCTTGGATGCTGATAACCCAAATGGATAACGAGGGATTCGTTTCACTACCTTGTTGCTAGGTTAGCAATTACAACACGAATTCCTCACTCTGAGTACATAAATATGGATAGAGATTTGCTTAAGGCTACATTGGCAGTTCTCAACGATGACGCAAAGGCTAGGGAAAATGGCAACAGAGGTAAAAGGTTTAATTGAGCTGAAGAAGGCTCTAAGAGACTATACCCCTGAATTGAGCGTCCAACTAGACGATCAAATTGGTTTGGCTTTAGGTGGCGTTGTTAAGAAGGCACAATCTTATGCGCCGACTGAATCGCCACTTAGTAACTGGAGTTATCGCAAGCGGTCAGAAAAGCGTGGCGACGGGCTTCGCAAGTTTCCTTTATACAACGCAGCGAAAGTAGTTAAGGGCATTAAGTACAGCACTACCCCACGCAAAACAAATAGACGTGGGTTTAAAGCTGTTTATTTTATTATTAACAAATCAGCTGAGGGTTCTATTTACGAAACCGCTGGACGTAAAAACCCTAATGGTCAACCCTGGGTTGGTCGTCTTGGCGATCCAAGTGACCATTCTGTCAGCCACTCTAACAACCCTAATGCCGGCAAACAGTTTATCCAGGCAATGGGACAGATTTATCAGGGCAATATTGAAAGCTCTACAAAGCGTGGTCGTTATATGAAAGGTCGCCTAATCTATCGTGCATGGGGCGAAGATCAAGGCAAGGCTAATACGGCAGTGTTTAAGGCTATAGATAACGCCAACACTATGTTCAGCAAAAAACAATACTTTAGGAAGGTCAGTCAATGAGTGTAGTAATTGATATTGCCGCCCAATTTACAGGCAAGCGTGCTTTCGCTCAAGCTGAAAACGCAGCTGACAAATTAGGTAGGACTGTTAAACATGCTTTAATCGGAGTGGGCGTTGCAGCCTTTGCTAAATCTGCCATCACAGCCTTTGCTGAAAACGAAAAACAATTAAACCTATTTAAAAACTCTTTAAGGTCTATTGGTTTTGAGTTTGCTACTAACGATTCACTAGCCTTTTTAAACACTTTAAAATTACAATATGGAGTTGCTGACAATCAGTTAATACCGGCATACGAGCAACTATTAACAACTACACGCAGTCTAGCCGCTAGTCAGAATTTAACTAATATTGCCCTGGATATTGCAGCCCGTCAAGGGATCAGCGTTACCCAGGCGGCAGATGCTTTGAGTAAGGCTTACTTAGGAAACACTAAAGCAGTTGGCACACTTGGATTAGGTATAAGTAAAGCCACCCTTGCTTCAGGTGATTTTTCTAAAATACTTAAAGAGGTTACAGCAATTACAAAGGGCGCTGCTTCAACCGCTGCCAACACATTTGCTGGCAAATTAGCAAGAATCAAAGTTGCGGCAGATCAGGCAAAAGAAAGTATCGGCGCAGGTCTTGTTGAAGCGTTAATGCAAATAACAAAATCAGTGGACATTGAGCAATTACAAACAAAGATTATTAACTTTGGAGAATCTGCCGCTGACGTATTAACTAAAATGGGTAAGTTAATATCTGACAATATTGAATTGCTTAAAGTGTTTGGCGCAGTCATGCTTGCTGGGTTTGCAATTACTAAGGTTGCCGCCTTTATCACAGCATTACAAACAATCATTAAAACAATTAACGTTTTAAGAAACAGTGCAGTAGCGGCTGCCATTGCGGAAATGTTTATGCTCAACCCAATTGGTGGCGCATTTATGGCTGCAGCCATGTTAGCCACTATTGCTGGAGTAATTAGAGGCATTGACATCCTTACATCAAAAGCAAAAGAAGCTGGAGATACAATACGGGCTATTGGTACGGGTCAACTTGGTGCAGGTGGAGATCAAGGCGGTTCAGCCAAGTATGCTGAAGGTGCGGCTGCTAGAGCTGCCAAAGATGCCAAGGACGCTGCCGCTGCTCAATTAAAGGCTACCAAAGCGCAAACTAAGGCAACCCAGGATCAAAACAAACTTAAGAAGTCTCAAGGCATTATGGACATTGACCAAGCTAATATCCTTGCAGCTTTACAAGGCAAGATTACAGAAAATGACAAGATCCGCCTTCAATTGCAACTAGCCTTACTTACAGGAAACGCTAAAGAAGCTGACAGATTATCCAACGCATTACTTCTTTCACAAGCACAGACAACAGGTTTGGCTACCTTTATTGCCAACCTTCCTAAAGCACTTAATCCTTTTGCTGATTACCCTGCTTATATTCTTATGGCATTGGCTGAATTAGATAAGCTGAAGAAAGCACAAGAAGGATTGGGCAAGCAAACCGTCACATCCACTGGGGGAACTTCGGTTGCAGAATTTACAGCATTGGGTATTAGTTCAGGAGTTGCTCAAGGTTTAGTGGCTTCCTCAGCTCGTATGCAAGCACAAGCGGACGCATACTTTAAAGCCAATCCAAACATTAACCCGATGACCGGCGCACCTATTGTTCAAGTCCAAGTTCAAATTGGCGATCAACAGATTACTGACTTTGTTACAACTGCGCAGGTTAATAACTCAGCTTCAGGAATCCAGTCCAAGATCAATAGATTGTCACTCATAGACTAATGGCACTGCCAGCGCAACTTAATGTATCGCTTAACTTCAGTTCGGGCGCAACCTTTGGAAACCCTTTTACCATTGGAGACCCAGTTAACGGTGTACTTGGCATTGGTTTTCTTTCAGATAGTTCAGCCCCAGGATTAGTTATTGACGTAACGGATGTTGCCCGAAGTATTCAAATTAAAAGGGGTCGTAGTATTTTAAGAGATACCTATGAAGCCGGTACTGCAACTGTGAGAATTTATGATCCTACGGGCAGATTTAACCCACAAAATCCGAGTTCTGATCTATATGGACAATTAACACCGTTGCGTAAATTAAGAATTTCAGCCGCTTATGCAGGAAATAGCTACTATCTATTTAGTGGTTATACAACAACCTATGCTTACAGCTATGACCAATCTGAAAACGTATCGTATGTTGATATTACAGCTGTTGATGCTTTTCGTTTATTTAATTTAGCTAGTATTACCACTGTCACAGGTCAAGCTAATGGACAAGATACTGGTACTCGTATCAATAAGATATTAGATACCGTTGATTTTCCTAATAGCATGAGGACGGTTGATACAGGCAATTCCTTGACTCAGGCAGATCCAGGGACAACCCGCACAGCTTTAACTGCAATTGTTAACGCAGAATTCAGCGAACAGGGTTCTTTTTATTGCGATTCCGAAGGACAAGCAGTATTTAAAAATCGCGCCAATACTATTGCTTCAGCCGGTGGCACACCTATTGAGTTTAATCAGACAGGCGATATACCTTACAAAAACCTTAAGTTTGCCTTTGACGATAAATTGATTATTAACCAAGCCACAATTACTGCCATTGGCGGTGTGGCTCAATTTGCTGAGGACGCCGGAAGCGTTGCCACTTATTTCCCACATAGTGTTAATTACAATGATTTGGTCATTCAGTCAGATACAGACGCTAACAACATAGCCCGTATCTATGTCGCCACAAGAAGTGATACAACTATTCGCATTGACGAAATGACAATTGATTTATTAGATACAGCTGTGCCGACTGACACAATTCTAGGCATTGATTATTTTCAAAATGTTGATATATCCAATATCCAGCCTGACGGGTCAACTATCA